ATGTCCACAACTGTGGAAACCTCATTCTCCCGGCACTTTCAGATCGAAGTGCATTTGGCCTATCAGCGCATGGGGTCAAAATTGCGGAATACCGTGCGCACCAAGAATGACATCAAGGGCTCTTCCACGACATTCCAGAAGGTTGGCAAGGGCACCGCATCCACCAAGGCCCGTCATGGCAAAGTACCGGTGATGAACATCGACCATACACCGGTCGAAATCGCCTTGCAGGATTACTATGCCGGTGACTGGGTGGATGCCCTGGATGAAATCAAGATGGCCCATGATGAACGATCCGTCGTCACCAATGCCGGGGCCTATGCCCTGGGTCGGAAAACGGATGATCTGATCATCGATGCCATGGAAACCGTAACCTCGGCCCAGGACTCTCAGGACGGCACGACCGGCCTGACCAAAGCCAAAGTGCTGGAAGCGTTTGAAATGCTGGGGGGCCAGGATGTCCCGGATGATGGTCAACGGGTCGCCATTATCGGCTGGAAGCAATGGAGCGATCTTCTGGATATCGAAGAATTCTCCAACGCGGATTATGTCGGCGATGAAGACCTGCCCTGGAAAGGGACCCAGGCGAAACGCTGGCTGGGGACCTTGTGGATGCCGCATTCGGGCCTCGTGCTGTCTGGCGGCGTGCGCAATGGGTATTGGTATCACAAAACCGCCATCGGTCATGCCATTGGCAAGGATGTGAAATCCGACATCACCTGGCATGGCGACCGGGCAGCCCACTTCATCAACCACATGATGAGCCAGGGTGCTGGTGTCATCGACGCGACGGGCATTGTGCGCCTGCCGTGCCTTGAATCGTAAGCCGGAAGGAGACCGATAAAATGGCATATAAATCTCGTGACTTGAGCGTTATCGCTTACGCCAACGGCTTCACCCTTTGGCACTATACGACGACCGACGCGGCCGCCAGTGTCGATACGGCAGGATACTTCAACGAAGCAGCGGACATGCTGCGCGTTGGGGACATGATCCTGGCCAATACCGATACCGATGGCACGTTAAGCTCCGGCATTCTGCATGTATCGTCGAATACCGGAACTGTCGTGGATGTCGATGATCTGACCGCGATCGGTTCTGCTGATACGGACTGATCGACATCCGATCCTGACCTTTGTTCAACAAACTCACGTGGCCGCCTGGACTCTCCGGGCGGCCACTTTTTCTAGGAGAGCTCTTATGGCCTTAAGCAGTATTCAATTATCCAGCCGTGCGCTGATCAAGATTGGCGCGACACCGATTTCCGGCTTCGAAGATGGCACAGCAGAAAGCCTGGTTGCCGCCACGCTGTATCCCTCAACACGCGATGCCATGTTGTCGGCCCATCCCTGGAGCTTTGCCACCGCACAGCGGGTTCTGCCGCGATTGGTGGGCGTTCCGGCAGCGGATTATGACTATGCCTATCAATTGCCGTCCGACTTTCTGCGCGCCCTGTCTGCGGGGGAGGCGGGCTATGGGCGTGGTCTGGACTACCGCATTGTGGAGCGGCGTCTGCATACGAATGCGGCGTCAGTGACATTGACTTATATCTTTCGGCCCAACGAGTCCGCCTTTCCTCCCTTCTTCGATCAGGCCCTGATCGCGCGTTTGGCGGCGGAGTTCTGTTTGCCCATCACGGAAAGCACAACCCGGTCTGAGGCCCTGCAACGGCTGGCGGATGATCAGTTTCGTCAGGCACGGCTGATTGATGCCCAGCAGGATGTTCCACCCCGGTTCGAAGATTACACATTGGTAGGAGTGCGCGGATAATGGCACGGATCAAAACCATTCAAACAAACTTCACCGCCGGTGAGATTTCCATCGGTCTTGTCGGGCGGGGCGATCTGACAGCCTACAGCAATGGGGCCGCCACGCTGCGCAATGTTAAAATTGCCCCAACAGGGGGTGTCGCACGTCGGCGGGGCTTGCGTCACATTGCCCTGACGGAGGGTTCGGGTCGGCTGGTCCCGTTCGAATTTAATACTGAACAGGTGTATTTGCTGGTATTCACGCACTTGCAGGTGCGGGTTTATGCCAATGACATTCTTGTCGTGACGCTGGAATCGCCCTGGACGGAGGATCAGTTGAAGCATCTGGCCTGGACACAAAGCGCAGATACCCTGTTGCTTGTCCATCCGGATGTGCCCCCAAAGCGGTTGACGCGAAAGGGTGCGGAACTGTGGTCGATCACCGATTGGAAATTCTTTGAAAAGGACGATCGGCGCTTCCAACCCTATTACAAGTTTGCCGATGAGGATGTCACACTGACGCCCAGTGCGACGACGGGATCGATTACCCTGACCGCGTCGGATGATGTCTTTGAGGCAGACCATGTCGGTGTGCGATTCCGGGTGTCTGATAAAGAGATTGAGATTACCGCCGTGACTTCCGCCACCGTTGCAACAGCCAGCGTGAAGGAGGCTCTTGCGGGAACAGACGCCGTGAAGGATTGGGAGGAAGCATCCTTTTCCGCCGTGCGAGGCTATCCTGTCTCTGTTTGCTTTCATCAGGACCGATTGGTCATTGGTGGCAGTCGTGATCTGACCAATCGGTTGTGGCTGTCGAAATCGGCAGATCTGTTCAACTTCGACCTGGGAGAGGCGGAGGATGATGAGTCTATCGAATTTGCCATCCTGTCGGATCAGTGAATGCGATCCGGGCGGTTTTCTCCGGCCGTCACTTGCAGGTCTTTACATCCGGTGCGGAATGGATGGTGACCGGGGATCCATTGACCCCTTCTGCGATCCAGTTGAAACGACAGACCCGCATTGGTTCGCTGGCGAACCGGACAATCCTGCCGCGTGATGTGGATGGTGCAACCTTGTTTGTATCGCGTAGTGGCACTGAGTTGCGGGAATTTCTGTTTGCGGATGTTGAACAGGCTTACCAGTCCAACGACCTGGCCGTGTTGTCGGATAAGATGATGCGCAACCCCGTGGATCAGGATTTCAACAAGGCGGATCGCATCCTCTATCTGGTCAATGGTGATGGCACGCTGGCCTGCGTGACCGTCTTTCGGCAGGAGAAGGTCACGGCCTGGTCCATGATGCAAACCGATGGAACTTTCCATGCGGTCGCAGTGGTCGGATCGAATGTTTACCTGATGGTGCATCGCGGGGAAACCTACCGAATAGAGCGGTTTGATGATGCCCTTCTGACCGATGCGGCGATGACGGATCAGGTTGCCGATGATGAGGATGGAAAGACGGTCTGGTCTGGTCTGGATCATTTGAATGACAGGACCGTTGATGTCGTGGCCGATGGCATTGTTCGGGATCAAGCGACGGTGATCGATGGGGCAATCACCCTGGCCCAGCCCGCCAGATCGGTTCAGATCGGTTTACCCTACACCCATATCATCGAGCCTTTACCAGCCTATCAGCCCTCTGGGACCGGTGTGACGCAAGGCAGCGCCACGCGATTGGTTCGGGCTACCTTCCGGTTGCTGGAAACAGCGGCCCTGACAGTGGATACGGGCCAGGGCTTGCGCCCCTTGCCCTTTAAGACCTTCGGACCTGGTGCGTTGGATTCCCCAATCACACCGTTGACCGGAGATAAGACCGTGCGCGCCCTGGGATGGACCCGGGGAGAGCCGGTGCCTTTGTGGCGGATCGAACAATCTGATCCGCTGCCCTGTACCGTTCTGTCGGTTCTCAATGAGATATCGTCGAACGGATAGAGCATCATGCGGTCGCATGAGCTCAAACATACATAGCATCATGCGGTCGCATGAGCTGAAACATGCAGAGCATCATGCGGTCGCATGAGCTCAAACATACACAGCATCATGCGATCGCATGAGCTGAAACATGCAGAGCATCATGCGGTCGCATGAGCTCAAGCATTTAGAGCATCGTTGTTTTTTCAGCAAATACGTCATCGTAGACAAGTCCGTTTGCGCAGGCGTTGCTCTAATCAACCACCATAGAAGGAGAAGTACAATGGGAGCAGCAGCACCCGTCATCGGTGTCGTTATGTCCGCAATCAGCGTGGCACAGACCCAGGCCCAAATGAGTCAGCAGAAGAAAGCGGTAAAGGCTCAGACGGCTCAAACCGCTTTGGCGCGGCAACAGGACCTTGATCAAAGAACCCTGGAACAGCGTTTGAAAGAAAAACAGTTGGAGCGGGAACGTCGATCCGCTGTGGCCAGCTCCAGGGCGCGATTGGGCTCATCTGGGGTTGGCTCAACAAGCGGTTCGGGCGCCGCTGTGATCAGCGGTTTGAACAAGAACTACAACGAGGCCCTGGCCGACAGCCGCAAGGGGTATGACATGACCGTCAGTGGTTTGAATTTGCTGAATGATACCGGCAGCGGCGGCGGTGGCGGCGCGGCGCAGGGACTTGAACTCGCCAAAGGCCTGATTGGCATTGGCACTCAGGTCGCGGGCATTCTTGAAAAGTAACTCACACTCGAAGGAACAAAACACAATGACTGATATACTTATCAATGACCTGCGTCCGCGCGTTCAATATGTGCAGGCAGAAGGTGAATTGGGCACGTCTGTATTCGACTATCCATTCCCCATTCTTAGTGACGGGGATTTGCGCGTGGCCGTCGATGACGTGATCCTGGATTCTTCCGCCTATACGATTACGGGGACTGGACAGGAACAGGGGGGGACGATTGTCTTTGGCCAGAGCCCCAGTGGCGGTGCACGGATTTCAATCTGGCGGGATATGCCGTTTCAACGCACCACTGACTTTTCGCCGGGGGCCGATCTGCGTGCGGCAGTACTAAATGACGAACTGGATCGCACAGCCCTGTTGTTGCAGCAGGCGGAGGCGCTGGTCGGAGATTCCATTCACCGCTTGCCGTATGACGTTGACAGTGACTTGGTTCTTCCCCTGGCACGGGATCGAGCGGGCATGTTTCTGAGCTTTGATGTCGATGGGCGCCCTGTGACAAAAGTGCCGGATTCCATGGGGGCCACAGCACAATTCGCCCTTATCTATCTGGGGTCTTATGCAACCGCGCAAGCGCCGACACAGCGGTTGAACGGCTCGCCCCTGCAACAAGGCGACTTGTTCTTCGATACCGATGAACAATCAATGCAGGTGTATAGTCAGTCGGGCTGGGTCTCCACTTTCGTAGGCGATGACATTTACATGCCTCGGGATGGTGCCGTGGCGATGACCGGGTCTTTGGACATGGACGGCAATGCGATTGTTGATCCCGATACGGTTGATGGTCGAGACATCGCGGCGGATGGCGTGGCACTGGACTTGATCAACGATACGGCCTTGCCGGAGATTCGGAACCAGTTGAATGCCCTTGAGGAGACTCAGTTTCGGCTCCTTTGGTCTTCGGCTATCGAAAATGGCGTCAATGAGTATCAGTTGATCAACACCTATATCGATGACTTCTCGGACGAAAGTGGCATCGAAGACGGTGCGCTGGCGGGATCAGGGTACAGTTATAACCCGATTGATGGTTCCTATAACTGTCGGTCCCCCGGGGCTAGCGTGTCCAGTGGTATCAATGCTGTATCACCAATCGGAAACTACGCCAATTCACCATTGGTTACGACAGATGGCAATTTAAGCGCATATTGGCAAGGCACCGCCACAAGCTTCACATCCGGGTTTTATGTTCAATATGATCTGGGTGCGATCAAGCCGGTTACCCGGTTTCTTGTCTATGTGCTGGCGAACCAGACGATGATGGCCAATATGCGCGTTCTCGGCTGTAGAACGAATGCCTTTGGTGCGGATACAGTGGTCCTTGGGGAAGGGTCCTTTGTAAACAGCACCGGATGGCAGCATGTCGATATTGCCGGAACGGTCCGATACGTGCGCATCGTCAGTCCCGATGGATCTCGAACCACAAATGCTAACACTTATATTCCGGTCATAACAGAAATCCAGATTTTGGGCGCTGTCATTAATGATATGACAATCGTCTCTAGCCCGATCACGGTGGAAAATGACCCCTTGGAAGGACGGGTTCTGGTGGAGCTTGAACTCTACGGGGAGCCAGAAATCAATACGGATTTTGTGCTGTCGGTCAGTCGGGATGACGGCACAACCTGGACGGCTGTATCTGCGACTGTATTGCAGACATGGGCCAGTACCGGGCGCACCCTTGTAGCGGGCACGGTTGATCTGTCATCGCAGCCCAGTGGAACATCCATACGCTTGAAGCTGGACTGCCAGAATGATGCAGATGTTGTTCTCCATCGCTGGGGTTTCCAATGCGATCAAGCCTTGCTTGAAGCTTAATTTGAAAGGAACAAAAATGCCAACGATCACAAAGATTGCAAAACTGACCAGCCCCTTGCGACAGATCCGCTTTGAGGCGGAACGCCGGATAACCAAGGGCATATTTGTCAACGGCAGCCCGTTTCGGTGTGACGAGGTCTCGTCCCAGCGCGTGGGTGAAATTGTTCAGGCGTTTGCGGATGAGCTGATTGATGAGGACGGGGTGCGTTTTGCCACGGCGGCCGGTGTCTTGATGACACTGACCAGCGAGGCACAGGCCCGTCTGATCTTTGATGCCATGCGACACTATCGCCAGGCCTGCCTTGCGGTCTCTGCGCAATTGCAGACAGACCCACCGACTGTCATCTCAGATGATGCGCATTGGCCCGTACCAGAAAGCGTCACTGTGTAATCTGCCGCGTAACATATCTGCTTTTTGCGAAAGCCCTGCCCCTGTGGCGGGGCTTTCGCGTTTCTGCACTCAACAAAGAAGGTACTTAAAATGGTCGATAAGAAAGCCACTGCCCGCCGCCCGCAATCCCGTACACCACGCACCCGTCGCCCACAGTCCAACACAATGCGGAAACGGTTGATGAAAAAGCTTCCAGCGATGCTGGATGCCGCCATCGCCGCCTATCAACAGATTGCCCTGAATGGGCCTGCAGAAGATCCGAAATCCTTTGCTGCCGCCCATACGGGGGCTAAGGCCGCCCTGGCCCATATCGAACAGATCATCAAACGGGCAGAAGCCGCCGCCACCCAGGATGAAGCGCAGGAAAAGGATTTGGATGGGGTCGCGACATTGATTAGCGCCGCCCGAACGGCACTCGCTCATGATGAGGAGGACGAAGACAGTTCTGACTCCGCCATCCCGTCTGACACGGAACAGGGGGGCACAGCATGACAGCCTGTAGCTTTCTGGAGTTCCTGTGGATATGGAACGAAATACAGGGTCAGAAAACGCCGGTCCTGCATCGACGCATCTGTCGCTGGTTGAACGCCCGAGTGAATGCCGGGGCAAGCAGTCAGGATCGGCACCTGATCCTGCTGGCGTTCCGGGCGGCCGGGAAGTCCACGATTGTCGGCCTTTTCTGTGCCTGGAAACTGTATTGCGATCCGAACCTGCGCATTCTGGTTCTGGCGGCAGAGCAGGACCTGGCCAGTCGCATGGTGCGCAATGTGAAACGCCTGATCGAACGCCATCCGCTGACCCAGGGGCTGAAGCCCGATCAGTTGGATCAATGGGCGTCTGATCGTTTCACGGTGCAGCGGCTAAAGGAACTGCGTGATCCCTCCATGTTGGCGCGGGGCATCGGGGCGAACCTGACCGGCAGTCGGGCGGACCTGATCATTTGTGATGATGTCGAAGTGCCTAATACCTGTGATACCGCTCCCAAGCGCGCGGACCTGCGGGCCCGGCTCAGCGAGGCGGATTACATTCTGGTACCGGGCGGCATGCAGCTTTATGTCGGTACGCCACATAGTTACTACACAATCTATGCAAAAGAGGCGCGGTCAGAAATTGGCGAGGCTCAACCATTTCTGGCGGGGTACAAGCGCCTGGAAGTCCCGATTCTGAAAGCAGACGGCACGTCCGCCTGGCCGGATCGCTATAGCCGGGAGGAGATCCAGGCGCTGCGGCTGCGCCAGGGGGAGGGAAAGTTTCAAAGTCAGATGATGCTCAAGCCCATGAACATCGTGGGCAGTCGCTTGGACCCGGACCGCATGAAACTGTATCAGGCCAGGTTGGATCTGGTGGAGCGAAACGGGGAGGCAATGCTGATGCTGGACGGGGTGCGGATGATCTCCGCCACTGCCTGGTGGGACCCGGCCTATGGGGGGACGGGAACCGGGGATTCCTCCGTCGTGGCCTGTGTTTTTACAGGCGAAGACGGGATCTATCGACTGCATCGCATTCAGTATCTGACCACCGATCCCGCCTTGCATTTGGACGAGGCGCGTCAGCAATGTCGGGCGGTCGCGCGGTTTGCCAGGCGGAATTTTCTGCCCTCTGTCACGATTGAGACCAATGGGATCGGCAAATTTCTGCCCAGCCTGCTGCGCCGGGAAATGGCTGTGTTGCATACCGCCTGTGCGGTGCAGGAGCGCCATTCAACCAGGGCCAAGGATACCCGCATTCTGGAAGCTTTTGATGCGGTTCTGGCGGCTGGTCAGATCGCCTGTCACCGTAGCGTTTGGGATACGCCTTTTCCGATGGAAATGCGGGAATGGCAGGCGGGCGGTCTCAGCAAAGGGCACGATGACGGGCTGGATGCGGTGGCGGGGTGCCTGTCAATGGAACCTGTGCGCCTGCCCAGGTCCAGCACCCATTACGGTCGCCAATCCTGGCAGGGGGGTGGTGGCAGTGTCATCGCCGATGCTGATTTCAGCGTCTGAAAATATCTAAAACAAAAATTGTGTAAAATAAGGAGAAATGAAATGACGGGCACGTCCATTGACGTGATCTGGTGGATCACTGTTGTCGAAATTCCGGCGCTGACCGGACTGTGGTGGCTGATGTGGCGCACACGGCGCGATCAGGACATTGCGTTAGAGCGCCACCGCCAACGGCTGGATACGGCTGTTGCTCAGCTTCGGGAAGCGCTTTCCGCCTATAAATTGGAAGTCGCCAAGAGCTATGCCTCAACCTCTCAACTGAAAGATCTGGAGGGGCGGCTGACCGATCACCTGCTGCGCATCGAAGCAAAGCTCGATTCCCAAAAACCCTCTGCAAGACATATGACAAGGAGAGAGTCATGACCCTGTTGAATCTGCCTTTGGATATGGAGGCGGAAGAAACCGCCATTGATATCCTGGCCCGCACCCTGTGGGGCGAAGCCCGGGCTGAATCCGTCCGCATCAAGGAAGCGATTGCGGCCGTCGTTCTGAACCGCGTTTGTCTGGCGAAACAGCGATTTGGCAAGGATTGGTGGGGCACCACGGTGGTGGAAGCCTGCCTGGCCAGTGGGCAATTTCCCTGCTGGCGCCTGACGCCTGAGTATCGCGCCAGCTTGATGCAGGTCCCAGACACGGACCCGGATCTCGCCGTCTGTCGCCGCATTGCAGCGCGGGCGGTGCGGGGCGCGCTGGTCGATCCGACCTATGGCGCAACGCATTACCGACGGCCCAGAGAACATCCGCTATGGGCGGAACGGCGCAAGCCTAAGGCCCGGATCGGGTCATTCAAATTCTATCAAATCCTATCGTGAAAGGAGCATCATTATGCTGCCAATGTTACTTGCTCAAATCGGCCTGCCCTTGCTGGTAAAGGCCGTCGGGGGAGCCTTGTCCAATTCCTCCAACTCTGTCGCGAAAGCAGCGGGAGACGCACTGGGCCAGGTCGATACTGAAATCGCCACGGGTCGCCTGGATGGCGACCAGTTGAAAGAAGCCAATCGCCATCTGGAAGCCCTTGCCACGCTGGAGGCCAATACCGACCAGACCTGGCTGCAACAGGTCAACCAGACTATCCGGGCGGAGAGTATCAGCGACGACGCCTATGTCCGCCGCATGCGCCCGACCTTTGGCTATATCATGGCCTTCACCTGGGCCGCCCAGATGGGGGCAATTGCCTATACCGTGGTCGCCGACCCGCAACAGGCCGCCCCGGTCATCGCCGCCGTCGCGTCACTGGGGACGATCTGGACCGTGGGCCTCTCTGTGCTGGGCATCTATGTCTATCGCCGGTCTGGCGAGAAACAGCGCGTGCTGGAGGCTCAGGGTGGCCTGCCAGCCAATCAAAATACAGGGGTTTTGCAAAATCTGCTGCAAAGCCTGATCAAATCAAAATCCAAGGAGATGTAAAATGGGATCCTCAGAAGGGGCGCCAACGCCCAAATCCGTCAACAGCAATGCCGCCGGGGCCGGGCCAAGTTTTGGCATGGGGTGGAATGCCCCTGCGGCCACAGGGCCGTCAATTCAAATACCTAAAGTGCAGGCACCAACTGTCCAAACGCCCAATACGTCACTGTCCTCTGGTTCGCTGTCCGGTGCGCCGTCTGGTGTGCTATCTGGGCCCGTTCCAGGGTCGGAAAACAGGGGGCTTAACCCGACGACAGGCTATCAACCCTATACGCCTCGCTCGATTTCTGTCGGGGGCGAAGGTGCGGCCCGGATCAGGGCAGAGGCTGGAACGACTATTGGGACAAAGCAAGAAAATCAGCCCGCCCTTCCGAAGCCATCGACCCTAATCCCGGAACGGGACAACGGGTCCCAGCCGACAGGCCAACCCAAACGCTGGACCGCTCCTTCCGAAAAGCGCCAGCCGGCAGTGTCACCAAAGGAGCCTGTGCTGAACCCCTATGGGTATAGTGCGCGTCCTGAGGAAACCGGGCGATCTGTGGACAAGGTTGCCCATAAGCCCCTGGATCAGGCGCATCGACCTTTATCCGGTGCAATCCGTTCCACAGCGACACCGCGCCCGGCGCGCTCCGCAGAGGACCAGGCGGTGCTGCAACGGGAGGCCGATGCCGTGGCCAGGGTCGCCCGCTATGATGATTACTACGATCACGCCCGCCGCGCCTTGCAGGACGGTGGAGAGGCGGCCATTCCAGAATTGCGGGAAATTGCCCGCCTGCACAGCCTGGCTGTTGGCAAAAGCGATCCACAGGCAGCCCGACAGTTTGATGCGGGCATCAATCGGGAAATTGCCGCCTATCGGGCGAACGCCGCTGAGCAACAGGCGAGTGTGGGGGCGAATGCGGGGGCAAATGATGGGGAAAAGGGGGGACTGGAGTCTAGCCAGGTCAAGATCGGCCTTGGTGATCCGGGGGCGTATAATCCTGCGCGCTATCAAAAGTGGAAGGATGAAGATTACCCCACCGCCCAGGCCCGCATCGCCAGAGCCATCGCCCAGGATCAGGAAGCCGCTGAGAAGCGCCGCTTTGCCGAAGGGTCGGAAACCTATGCCGCGGCCAAAGAAAAAGCCGGGGTCACCATCACGCGCGCGCCAGACGCCGAGCCCGTACTGGACTTTGGGGACGGGGTGCGTCTGGAAGGCCTGGACACAACTGGCACCAAACGCCTGGCAGAAGCCATGGCCCAAGACCCGGCGATTGCAGACGATATCCGCAAGGTACTTTCCGGTGATCTGAGTGTCGAAGATATAGAAGATCGCCTGGCTGAATTAGGGGCGTTCGATAAGACGTCGCTTGGGCCGCGCCGTCGGAGCCGCAATCAGGGAGCCATTGATCGGGAACTTGCCCTGTTGGACGTTGTCGAAGGGCAGGCATCAGGGGCCAGCAAGGCTGATATGGCCGAAACTCTGGTCAATGCTTACGCGCCGGATCGCGAGGAGGACCTGGCGCGGGCCCGGGACCTGTTGCTGGACATGCTGCCCATCATCGGGGAGGTCCGCTCTGCCCAGGATGCCGTGACTGATTTCACCGCCATGACCAAGGCGATTGAGGCGGGCAATTGGAAATTGGCCGGTCAGAACGGTCTGTTTGCCGTATTGGCCACAGCGGGGGCCGTGCCAGGCGTCGGGAAAGTCGCCAAACTCGCCCGCACCGCCCTGGTTCGCGGCCTGCGCACCACCGCAGGCGGCCGAAAACTGGTTGTGGGCGTGCGCCTCGCGAAGTTTGAACGTCAGTTTCCCAAGAAGTTCAAATCCTTCGATACCAAGGAGCTGATTCAGGGAATACCTGAGGCGGATCAGAAGGCAGTCCAACTTCTGTTAAATATGTCCATGGGGGACGCGACTGAAAGGGAGGTGGTGCAAGCAATGAGAGAGGCAGGATTTACCGTCTATGATGACTATGGTGCGAGAGCTGTCGGCAAAATTGATAAGACTGCCAAACGAAGTCGTATATATGATGCTTCAACGCCTGAGGGGGTTGATAATCTGTTTGGTCTGGTTTGGCGACCTGATAGAGATAAGCTTGGAACCGCGTATGAGGTTAAGTCAGGCAGCGCGAAATTGGATGTTTCTCAAAGGAAAAACGATGGATCAATTCCTCTTGAGATGCCAACGGCAAGGCCGCATGATGCAAAAGAGTACACACTCCATTCGGTTAAATATCTGAGAGTTCGACTAGATCAGATCAGTCCACGTCATCTTGAATTGGCTATACAGAAAAGACTGGATACAGCCGTTCGGAATGGGAAATTATCTCCGTATAGTTCGGAAATAATTCTTACGCGTGCAATGGCATATCAAGCTCAAAGCAGTGAAAGGAACCCAATTCCTGTTATTGGTCTTGCAGCAATGATCAGAGGCGCAATATCCGCTGAAACTTTAGAGTAG